TTGCCCCGTTTGCCGAGTTCGTCGGCTTCGCGATCGGCCTGACTGAGCGCGCGGGACATCGCCGCGGTGGGCTTCTTGGCAGCGTCCATTTGCTGCCCCAGGGCCTTGACGCGTTCCTGCGCCTTATGGAGAGCGCTTCCGGCAATCGCTGCGTCCTTCGACAGCTTCCGGAAACTCTCGGTGTCTGCCTGCACCCGCTGGAGTTCCTTGAGCTGATCGCGGCTCGCCTTTACCGTCTTCGCCAGTTTGTTGCTGTTCCCCACGATCGCCTTGAACGGACGCGTCACCCGGTCCACAGCCTGCAGCACGACTTCCAGCTTGAGATTGCGAGGGGTGCTCATTCGTCCGTTCCGCTACGTTCGTAGGCGCGCTCGCGCCACTCCATCAGTTCGGCAACCCCCATGGCGTACATCACCTCCGGCGGCCAGTGGAAGATCACTGCAACGTCGGCGATGGCGTGCTCGATGCGGTCGGGTAGCTTTCCTCCCTGGCCGACTTCGGCAGCAAAAAATTCGTCACCGCCGTGCCCAGCTGCATCAGGTCGGCGGGGTCCATCTGGCTGACGTCGTGCTGGGTCAGCGTCGGGGCGGTAATGCGTGGCAGCACCAGGTGCAGCGCGGAGACGTCCATGCGCAGCAGGTCGACCAGGCTGCAGCCGCGCAGCTCGCCGGAGCCCGGCTTGCGGACCTGGATCTTGGAGATGCGCTGTTCGCCGCGCTGGATGGGTTGGTCGAGGTCGATGTTGGTGGTGGCCGGTTGGTTCATGGTTCCGTGAAATCAGAGGGGAGGGTGGGATAGCTCTTGTCGGTGCGCTTACAGGCCCATCGCGCGGCGCTGGCCCGCCAGGCGGTCGACGCCGAAGACGACTTCGATGAAGTTCAAGTGGTCGATTTCGCACCACACTTCACCGTTGACCGTCAGCTTGTAGTAGCTGATGGAGGACTTGACCTTGAACTGGCTGTTGTCGCCGACCTTGGCGCCGCCCATGTCCAGCTCGGTGTGGCGGCCACGGATGACGATCTCGACGGAATCCACGCCTTCCTCGCTATCCCGCTGGTAGGCGCCAGCGAAGCGCAGCAGCACGCCGTCGACGGTGGTGATACCCCACGCCTTGAAGACTTCGCGCATCAGCCCGCCGTAGGCGGCTTCCACCTCCATCTTCTCGTTGCCGAGGTCGATGTCGACCGGGCCGTTCATGCCGCCGGCACGGTATTCCTCCAGCTTGCGTGTGAGCTTCGGCAGCGTGAATTCCTCGCATTCGCCGACGTAGCTCACGCCATCGTGGAAGACGTTGTAGTTCTTGAGTTTGCGTGGCATTGCCATGGTCTGTCCCTTCGATTGATGGCTGGGCGCGGGCTCACGCCGTGATGGCGCGGGCGAACTGCATCAGGTAGCGGTCGGTAATGCGCTGGCGCATGGTCAGGTTCTCCAGCGGAGGCACGGGCGTGTAGTCATAGTCGATGGCCAGGCCGCCACCCTTCAGCGTGTCCTTGGTGTTGACGGTGCTGTCGAACCACGCTTCGCCGCCCAGCAGGTAGCCGTTGCGCGTGAGGTTGCGCATCTTGCCGTTGATGCCTTCCAGGATGTCAGTCACCAGCGACGGCGTCATCGGCAGGTCCATCGCCCAGGCATGCGCCTCGGCCATGGTGTCGGCCAGCACCTGGGCGGTGCGCGTGTAGTTCTCGAACGCGAACAGCGGATCCGCGCTACAGGTACGCGAGCCCCAGAAGCGGAAGCCCTGGAAGTTGACCAGCGTGGTCACTTCGTTCCGGTTCAGATAGCCCGCGTCCGTGGCCGGGTCCTGCAGATCCCAGAACACGTCCTTGGACAGGCCTGTGACGCCGTTAACGGTGACGTTCGACAGCGTCTTGTGCCAGCCCACCTCGTTGTCCAGCTTGGCGCGCAGGCCCAGCGCCCGCGCCGTGGCCCACAGCGTCGATTCCGAACTGGTGACGGTGTTCCAGCCGACGAAATCGGGCCAGATCGTCATCAGCTCGCGCTGGCCGAAGTTGTCCCGGTAGGCAACGGCTTCTTCCTTCGTCTGGCACTCGAACGCGGAGATGTAGGCGAAGGCGCGCAGCTTCTGCGCCACGCCGGCCAGTTCGGTGGCCACCGCCAGGCTGTCCAGGCCGGGAATGCCCAGGATGCGCGGTGTGATGCCCAGGCGGTTCTTCGCCGACAACAGCGCCTTCATGCCCGTGAAGCGGCCGTCGGCGTCGGTGCCGCCGATCAGATTGCTGGTGGTTTCCTCGTCGGTGGCTCCCTTGGCCACCCGGACGACGACCGTCAGCGGGTTCGCCTGGTCGGTAATGGCGTCGAGCGTCGGCGCCAGCGTGCCCTTGTCGCCAGCCTTGCCCAGCGACGCCATGGGGTTGGTCAGCAAGACCGGCCGGTTCAGCGGGAAAACGGTCGCGTCGGCGTCGTCGGCAACGCAGACGACCCCAGGCACGGCGGTCTCGATGGTGCGGATAGGGCGGGTGCCTTCGTTGATTTCGATGACACGAACGCCGTGGTGATAGCCAGTTGGCATGCAGTCCTCCGGGGATGGCCACGTGATGGCGGGATCGTCCGGAAAGGATGCTGCGTACGCGCGAGGGTGTCGCGCGTGGGGTGTTGTCAGGTCTGTTTGGACAACAGCGAACCTTCTACGGTAGGTGCTGAATAAATGGTTGGGCAAGCCACGCGGAGGTGGGGTGTCCGGGGTATGGGCTTTGGTGGAGAGTCTTGCGCGCGGTTATCAAAACAAGAATTCGAAAATGGGAGGGAGCCAGAATGCGATCGATAACATGTGCGATGTTAGCGATGACATGCGTAGTTTCGGGGTGTCAGACGGCGTTAGTCAGCAGCCGGGTCGAAGAGAAATCCAAGGTTGCGCCAAACGGGTTGATGTACCGGCTTCCCACGAAGCAGTTCGACCTGGCCGTAACCTACGAACTTGTGAGCTGCGCACCAACCGCGGACGGAACAGTCGAGCTCGGCGCGAAGGTGACAGGCACGGTCGCCGAGAGGGTCGTTGGGGACGACAAACAGACCTACTTTTTGGACTACAACGAACTCGACGCCTGGACAAAGGTTAGTCAGGTGGAAATCGGAGTGACCGACACGGGGTTACTGACGTCGATAAATTCTTCGATGACGGATCAAACCGGGCCCATTATTGCTAACGCGGGTGCCGCTACGTTTAATGTTCTGAGAGCTGCTGCGTTGACGAGTGTGACGGGTGGCGTGGGTACGCTCATGCCGCTCCGTCTTCAGCAACCAGTTCCAAGTTCGTTTCTATCGTCCGGGGTTGTATTACCCGACGACACGGTAAGCGGCGCCGACAAGAGCAAAGCAACGCAGGGCGCAGTACCGCGGGCCAGGAAAAAGGGGCCAAAGGTAGAGAGAATCGAGCCGACGAACCCACTCGAAGCCCTCTGTGAGACGTTTAAAAGAGCGAGGCAGGATTATCTCGACGCGGGCAAGGCGGCGAAGACTGCGGCGACGTTTGCGAAGGCGCGGACTGATGATCTTGATACTTTGACCCGACGTACTGCTCTTCATGCGCAGCTCAAGGAGGACCTGTCGTTCTACAAGCAATACGGCACGCCAGCGCAAATCAAGGCAGCGACAGAGGCAGTCGCCACGTCGGCACGATCGCTCGCGGATGCTCAGGCAATCGTGGAGGCATCAAAACTGGCCGATGCTGACCTCGAGAAGAAGAACAAAGCTGTTGCTGATGCCAAGGCCAAGCTGTTCATCGATAACGCCATCACATTCTCACCAAGCCGTGGTGATGAATGTAAGGACGAGCGGTTGCAGTTCGTGGGAATCAATGCTTTGTTCGATCCAAGCATCTTCCCGTGCTCAAATTCGGACCAGAAAAACTGTGTCGCCTTACCGACGGTGAGGATCGCTGCAAAGCCGGTGGCTGGATACGCTGCTGAGTCCGTTGGTTTCAAGGACGGGAAAGTTGGCTTGGCGTATCGGCTACCGGCGAGCGCGGAACTGACTGCTACGGCGAATCCAGGCGGCAATGAGTTTGTCTTCCTGAAGCAGCTCGTGCAGGTTCCTCAGTACGGCCATGTTGCTTCACTGGACCTTTCAAACGGGGCCTTTGCGGACAATATGCTGAAGATCACCTTCAGTGCCAACGGGGCACCTACACAGTTGACGTTCTCTTCAAAGTCACAAGGGGAGGCCGCTTCGAAGGCCGCAGCTCAAACTGCGCAATCGTACTTTGACTTCGCGAAGGGCAAACAGCAGGACAAGATTGACGCTGCAAAGACGCAAATTGGCCTGGACAAGGATCGCGCCAGTGCCAACGCCGCCATTGCTACCGACAACTTGACTACGCTCCGTCAGATCCAGCAGTTGCAGGCGCTCGCGAACGGTTCTTCGAGCGAGGCCACAAACCAGCTGGATGCCTTGAATCACCAGCGCGACATGCTGGAGGCTCAGCTCAAGATCCTTGCCTTGCAAAAGCAGATCAACGATGCGAAGGCCAGCCTGGCGGCGCCGTCGGGGCAATAGAGCAGACGTGCATAGAGCCGGTCAGCCGCGCACCGGCTGGTAGGCTCCCCGGCCGCCCAGCCTGACGGCCCAGTACATCAACCAGCGCACCAGCTTCGAGACCCCCAGCACCCCCATCGCCTCTCGAAACGTCCTGTCCGCATACGCCTTGCTGCCGATCGCATTCGCATACAGGTAGTCATGGATGATGGCGGCCTTGGCCCAGCGACCGTGCGGCGGGAATAGTGCCCACAGCAGCCGCGGGACGCTGGCCAGATCTGTGATGGTGCCGGCGGGCACGCGGATCACGTCGGCGCTGGGGTATTCGCCGACGTGGTACTCGAAGGTGGCCAGCAACTGCCAGCGGTAGTTGTCGAGCATT